AGGTAAATTAATGACAGGCGCAGTACATACAGAAGATTCAGAATATTTATATCATTATAATGAATTAGAAATAAAATTATAAATGGAATACTGTATACAATTTGGTAACTTTAGAATATCATTAGGGGTATTAACAGAAACAATACAATTAGGTATATCAATAGGATATTCAGTAGATGAGTTTGCACAATTACATAAGAGTTTAAACATAGGATTCATATTCGTATCTTTGAACTTTATATTAATGAATGAAGAAACATACTAAACTATATTTAGATTACTTTGGGTATGGCATAGAAGATTTTATTCCCTGTGAATCCTGTGGCGCAAAGGCAGTAGACATACATCACATAGAAGCAAGAGGAATGGGGGGAGACAAAAAGGCTGATAATATAAAAAACCTTATGGCATTATGTAGGCAATGTCATTTAGTTATGGGAGATACCAAAACACACATGGAGTATTTAAAACAAAAACATAAAGACAAATTAAATGAAAGAATCTATTAAAAGTGTAAAGATTGGAACAATAAAACCTAATCCTACAAATCCTAGAACTATTAAAGATGGCAAGTTTAAACAATTAGTAGAAAGCATAAAGAAATTTCCTGAGATGCTAACTCTTAGACCTATTGTAGTTAATAAAGATATGGTTGTACTAGGGGGTAATATGAGATTAAAGGCTTGTAAAGAAGCAGGATTGACTGATGTGCCAATTATTATAGCATCTGATTTTACAGAGGAACAACAGAGAGAATTCACAATAAAGGATAATGTTGGCTATGGAGAGTGGGATTGGGATGAATTAGCTAATAATTGGGAAACAAGCGACTTAAAAGATTGGGGCTTAGATATTCCTAACTTTAATATCGATGACGATAGTGAGCCTGTAATTGATAAAGATTTGCTAGGCAATGCACTAGACAGATATTTAAATAATAACATAAAGCAGATAGTTCTATATTTTGAGAACGAGCACTTTGAAAAGACAATGAATAGACTTGATGATATTGCGAAGGCAAATGACCTTGAAGATAATAGTCAAGTTCTTTTATTATTGTTAGAAAAATATGAAACTAAATGAAACTTTTAATAGCAGTACCTTCAAAAAAAAGGTCAGAAACATTTGAAAAATATACTAAAAAATTATTAGTAAATATTAATTATGATTCTGCAGTATTTTTAGAAGAAGAGGATTATGACCAATATCAATATCATACAAAAATAAAACTACCTGATTCAAATAAGGGTATATCTTATTCTTTGTCTTACATAAAGCAATATGCACAAGAAAATGGCTATGATGCAATTTTTAAGATTGATGATGACCTTCGTAAGTTTGGTAATGTATTTGAAGATATGCCACAAATATTAGAACAATTAGAAAAATACCCTAGCCTATCTGCAATTACTTTTCCTTATGCTTTTGAATTTTACGCAAAAAGCAAAAACTTGTTCACGCATATTAATAAAAGAGTACAGACCTGTTACATTATTAAAACTGATAGATTTAGACCACAAATAGGGATTAATACATTTGAGGACTTTTGGCAGTTTTTCCAAATAATAAACAATAACGAGTTTACATTATTCTGTGCCAAGCATATGATTGACTGTAAACCTGTTGGCTCAGGCGAAGGTGGTCACCAATGCTTTGACCGAAAAGAACAAGCAATAAAAGAATTAGATGTATTTCGTAAAATAGACCCAACTATTGATGTAATTGTTAAGCCTGATAGGTCATGGTACTATGAGCCAAAACTAACCGATGCTAAATATAAATCAAAAAAGATATGAAAATAATAGAAATAGTTCCTGCCAAATTAGATGTATCAACATTTAAAAAAAGAACCGCATTTGATTCTGATGCAGATAACCTAATAAATTATGACTGCTTAATTACAGAGAACGGCATTCCACGAATCTTATATGTTAAGCTAACAAATGATACGGATGCTTTAAGATGGGCTGTAAAGAACATTAAATATACAACAGGCGTACGCTCTCGTGGATTAAAAAGTCAGTCTGCGATTTTTGGTTATAAGCCAAAGGTAACAATGAGGCAAGACTTTTGCAGTTCAACAAGTATGATTAATAATTTCCCGAAGCAACATTACTTTATAACTGAATATGCAAAGAACCTAACTAAATATTATAAAGAATACTTTCCTGAAATATTTGAAATACACGAAGAAATTGTAAAAGAAAAAATATTAGACCAATGGACTATTGACGGCACACCATTTACAAGTGGAATTGTTAATAAGGATAATCCATTAAAATACCACCACGATTCAGGTAATTTTAAAGGAGTGCTATCAAATATGGTAGCATTTAAACGTGGTATGAAAGGTGGTCGTTTAGTATTTCCTGAGTATAATATTAAACTTGAAATTGACGATAATACTTTATGCGTATTTGATGGTCAAAGTATTTTGCACGGAGTAAGTAATTTTGAAAAACAAAATGATGATGCATACCGATATACAATAGTATATTATTCTTTAGAACAAATGTGGAAGTGTGATTCAATTAATGAGGAAATAAATAGAATAAGAAAAGTTAAAAAACAAAGAGAGTTTAAAAGACTTGACCCTGAGCATTTAGCATCTCTTGTTAAAAGAAAAGGTCAATTAAATGACGCTTCATCAAAAGAATATATGGCTCACTTTAATAAACCAAAAGATGAATAAAAACTTAATACCATTCGTTAAAGGGCAGTCAGGCAACCCAAGTGGTAGACCAAAAAAATATGCCACTATTCTAAAGGATAATGGCTATAAATTATCGGAAATAAATGATACTATTCAAAGTATGATGGCAATGAATTTAGATGAATTAAAAGAAATATTTGATGACTCTGGTGCAACAATACTTGAAAAGACATTGGCAAATGCTATGCGCACTTCCCTTAAAAAAGGAAGCCTTTATAGTATTGAAACATTATTATCAAGGGTATATGGTAAACCAAAAGAGCAAATAGATACAAATAATAGAACAGAATTGCAAGGTAAAATACAAATTGAAGTAACTACAAGTTCAATTCCATTAGCCAATAGAGAAACAGATGTCGATATTAATAAATAAGATATTTAATACAACTGTTGTATTTAAGGCTAATTATGAATCGACAAAAGATATTGTAATTAATCAAGGGGGTACTTCATCAGGTAAAACCTATTCAATTATACAATGTTTATTTTTACACGCAATAGAGCAGGACAATCAAGTAATAACTGTTGTTGGTCAAGATATACCAAATTTAAAAGTGGGTGCGATTCGTGATGCACAAACTATAATAGAAGGCAGCGAGATTCTAAAATCTTTTATTATTGAATATAATAAATCAGATAGGATATATACTTTTATAAATGGCTCTATTATTGAATTTAAGAGTTATGACGATTGGCAAGATGCTAAGTCGGGGAAGCGTGACTATTTATTTTTAAACGAGGCTAATGGCGTTCCTAAGCCTGTTTGGGATGAATTATATATTCGTACTAAAAAGAAGTGTTATATTGACTATAATCCTAATACAGAATTTTGGGTTCATAATGACTTAATAGGAAAAGAAAATGTAGAGTTAATTATATCTGACCATAGGCATAATACCTTTCTTGATGAATCAATACATAATAAGATTGAGACGATTGAGGACTTAGAACTTTGGAAGGTTTATGCACGAGGACTTACAGGAAAATTAGAAGGGGTAATATTTAGGGATTACAATGTTATTCCAAGTGTGAGTATTGATGCTAAACTTATAGGATATGGATTAGACTTTGGTTTTACTAACGACCCAACTGCTTTAGTTGCAGTATATAATCAATCAGGAGAGCTTGTAATAGATGAATTAATATATAGTAAAAGATTATTAAATTCAGATATAAATAATTTATTAAATGAATTAAACATATCAGGTATAATAGTTGCAGATTCAGCAGAGCCTAAAAGTATAGCTGAATTATCACAATATGGATGGCAAATACAAGCAGCAAAAAAAGGAGCAGATAGTATTAGGCAGTCAATTAATACGTTAAAAAAATATAAAATTAACGTAACGCAAAGAAGCCATAATATTAAAAATGAATTAAATTCATATAAGTGGATTCAAAATAAAGATGGAAAGTTAGAAAATAAACCTGTTGACTATATGAACCATAGTATAGATGCAATTAGGTATGTATGTCTCAACTTGTTAGATAATGTTGCGCAAGGCAAATATTCTTTTATGTAATTTACCGTTTATCATCTTTATTTACCTTTTATGTAAATAATGTGTTTTTATTTGGAAAAATACATATATTTATTTTAACATTGTGTAACAAACCAAAAACAAACTATATGAAAGCAAATTTTGAAAAAATGACAAAATGGGAACTAGAAAAAGCAATGTATATACTTGTACAGGCAAAAGAACTAGGAATGGATATCTCAGGTTATGGAGAATTGGATGTAAATCCTAATAGTGGTTACACTTATTTATGGCTAGAAGATTATGAATTTTCTTTATATATGCCTATAAATTGTGATTTAAAAAGACAAGACATATATATGTTTTATTCAGACTTTGAAACAGGAGAAGAAACAGAAGAATCATTAGAACACTTTACTAGCATTAATGACATATATGAATTTATAAACACAATCAAAAACTAACATATGAAAATCCAATTAACAAACCAAGAACACGCATTATTATTAGATTCTATATTTGCTAGATTAAGGCAAATAGACAGATTAATTGATGGCTTTGAAGACCATAAATTAGTACAGATTTACACAGATGACAAGAATTTATTATTAGAATTACAAAGTAAACTAGAAAAACAATATGAAACAGAATCAGTATAACATAGAGGCAGTATTAATACTAATACTAGCCTTTGGAATAGTAGCTTTATTCCAAAACATTTAAGAGCATAGACCACCTCAAGAAATTAAATATTTAAAACAACAAATAGTAATTACAGGGACTTGGGGTGGTTATTTAAAACAAACATTATGAAAGAAAACATTGAGGATTTAATATATCCTTTAAATAACAAACTTATAGTTGATAATGATGAAATAAGAACTACAATAGTAGATTGTGAATTAGATGATTTTGAATGTGTATTTAATGGAGCAGAAGATATACAGATAAATACAGAAGGTTATACCCATATAACATTAGATATTAATAAACTTGAATCATTAATAGTATTAATTAAGAAGGCAGAAAAGTTATATAAAAAATTAAATTAATTGTATTATCTTTACCTAAATCAAGCAACTATGTGGGATAAAATAAGTGTTTGGCATTATCAGCAGATGTATCCAATAATTACTAACCCATCAAAAAATTGGACTGAAAAGGATATTGAACATAAGCTAATATCTATTATAAATAACTTAACTGAAAATCAGGTAAGCAAATTACCCAAAAAGCAATTAGATAAATATAGGTCTGAATTATATTTTTTAAAGGATAATTACGAGGGCATACCTGTAAATAGAATATATGCCAATAAAAGAATATACAAGTTCATTAAAGATTCTAAGGATATTAATACTGCAAGGTATATAGAAAGCAAGTTCTTTATGAAAGACCTAATACCTAACTTACATAAGATAGCTGCATCAATAGTTATACCACAAGAACGCAAATGGTTTAAATATAAGGATTTAAAATATGATTCTGACCTGCATCAAGAGTATGCCAATGATATTTTACACGCTAATTTTAAAGAGGTATATTTTTCGGTTGTTTTTTTTTATCAAGTATTCAACGATTGGACTCCAATTACAAAGGATTATTTGATGGAGAATCTGAACAAACAGGGTCTGACAATGGACAAGGCAGAAAAGGTGGCAGCAATTTTATGGAGTATTTTGGATGGCAATACTGCGCAAAAATAGTATCAGAACACGAGGCAATAGTTTTACAAGATGTTTACGAGTTAAAGGTTATTCATTTTTTAAATACATTATCATACTTAAAAGCTAAGAATGATTACGACAATGAACAGATAAAAAAGATTAGATAAGCATAGTTGGATTTTTGGTTTACTTCCCCATCCCTAAAAAGGTGGGGATAGTTATTTTAGGCATATAACACTATTTATTGGTATGAGCATTAGTAGGAATCAAATAGAGGCACTTAGAAATGGCTACATCCAAAAAATAGGGAGTGGCGATTATAAGGTACTTAGTAGCAAGAAGCTACCTATTCTTGAACAGACTTTGCTTGAATTTGGATTAGACTTTAACGATGCTATATTAGCTAATTTAGAAAAGTCAGGCTCAATAGCTAGTGGTAAACTTACAGAAGTATCATTTCCTACAATTACTAAATTTGGAACTAAATATGTTTTAAACTTAGGTTATCCTGCAGGTAGTGAACAAATTAAGTATTTTGATTTTATAAATAAGGGTGTTAAAGGTAAGGTAAGCGGTTCTCCTTCTGATACCCCATATGCGTATAAAAACATTTACCCTAATAGAAAGATGGCAGCAAGTATATTTACTTGGTTAAACAAAGCTAGGAAATCTGTTAGAACAGACAATGTAACAACTAGCAAGGATGGTGGTGAAAGCCCAACACAGAAAAAGAAACAGGCACTAAAGAATATACTTACAACTGCAAGTAATAAAAAAGCATTAGCATACGCAATATCTGTTAATATTAAAAAAAGAGGTATTAAGCAGACTAAGTATTTTGACAATGCAGTAGCACAGGTATTTGATAAAAAGTTTACAGATGCAGTAGCTTATGCAGTTATAAGTGATGCAGCAGTAAGGATAGTAGCAAACATTACAAAAGAATCAAAAGCGAAATAATAAAATGGCAATAACAATACAAAGCAGTCCTGCACCATATTCTAGTATGCACGATGATTTATGGTATGTATCAAGTTCAAATTTAGTTAATGCAGCAGGAATTACTGCGTTTAAGTTTGTTTATGATGTTTACGTTAATGGCGCACAGGTAAGCAGAACAAAGGTTTACCCTTCGCCATCAGCGGAAGGTAACTATGGAGTATTTAACGCATCCCCTATGGTAAGGGCTTATGTAACTAACTACTTCGAGCCATCAGGTAGTTCTATATTAGTTGCATCTAATGACAAGATAAAAGTTAATTCTACAATACAAATAGGAGAAGAATATGTAAGTGGTGGTACTTCATTTACTAATGCAGGTTTAGTATCAGGCGCATTAAGTGCTTATAACTATTACCCACCATTGTTTGCAGATATTCTATTTGTTAATAGCAATACTCCATTAGTTCTATCTGACTATTATGATAACCTATTAATTGAGAACTTTACAGATGATTGGATTACTGAAAGGGATGCAGAGAATATAACAATAGAATATGGAGACAATTTTTATGCTACATATTTTAAAGTTACTGCAGGTTCTTATCAGGCTTGGATAGATGTTATTAATGAATCAGGCACAGTTATAGATACTGCTAGTGGTGGCATTACATTATCAGGGGAGATGAATCTATTTAATTGTCAAGCAGGGCATATCAATACTTTTGCAGGTAGAACTTTGATAACGGAGAATAGCTATGGGTATAATGTTTACTTAAAAAGAGGGGTCGCAATATCTAGGAAGCTACAATTTAAACAAAAGTGCTACCCTAAATACAGGCAATATAATTTGCACTTCTTAAATAGATTAGGAGGTTGGGACACTATGAAATTTGCCCTAGTTAACAAAAGGTCAACAAGTGTAGAAAGGGCAGCATACAGGCGCAATGATTGGCAGCTAACAGGCAATACAATGAGTAACATTGATTCATATAATAAGTACAATGAGACTACTTTAAACTATGCTATTCAGCATAAGGATATGTTTCACTTAGTATCTGATTGGGTAAGCCAACAAGATTACGAATGGTTAGCGCAGTTATTTGCAAGTACAATTACATATATGGAGGTGCAAGGTGCATACTTCCCTGTTACAATTAGCAGTACAAATTACGAGTATAAGTTAGAAAGTTCTGATAAGCTATTTAACTTTGAAATAGATATTGAAGTTGGTAAATATATAACAAGTCAATTTAGATAATGATTAGTACAGAGATATATATTGAGGATTACAAATTAGACTTATTGCAAGATATAAGTACAGAGTTTAACTATGTTATTGATGACATTAATGACTTTGGCAGTAGAAATACATCGTATTCTAAGACTATTAATATTTCAGGTACTGCAATAAATAATAAGATATTTGGCTTTGTATTTGATTTAGGTAATGCAAACTTTACGGACAATACTTTGCCTAATGTTAATTATAATTTTAATGCATCAAAGTCGGCTCAATGTAGAATCTTTATTGACAAGATACAAATATTTAAAGGCACATTAAGGATATTAGAGATTGTAATAGATGGAAAAACAATAGAGTATCAATGTAGTGTGTTTGGTGAATTAGGTGGATTTATAACTGAATTAGGTAATAAAAGATTATCAGGAAATACTAATACTGATGATAATTTAGATTTTAGTGCATATAACCACGATTATAATGTAGCTAATATTAAGGCTAGTTGGGAGGTATCAGGTGCAAGAGGGAGTAATAATAGTGCAGCATATGGCACAGGTTATTTTTATCCTTTGATAGATTATGGTAGTGTAAGCACAGATAAAATAAACTTTCAAGCAACTGCATATAGACCTGCTTTATTTGTAGCAGAATATTTACAAAAGATATTTGCAGGTACAGATTATACTTATACATTAAACTTGTTAGATGGAGACCAACAATTATTTAACAGGCTTGTTATTCCTCATAATCAGATTAGTCTAACAAAGACCACAAGTACTTTTAATGTAGCTACAAGAACAACTGATTTAGAAATTACAGGTACTAGCACAGTATCATTTGATACTGTTACAGGTTCAGGTTTAGTTATAAGCGGTGGCGGCAGTATATTTACATATTCAGGAGCTGCTTCTATAAACCTAAAGATGCAATATACTTTTGGCGGTGATTCTACAAGTGGAACATTTAACATTTATAAAAATAGCACTATAGTTTATAGTTCTAATTTTGTTGGAACATTCGGGATAGATGAGGGATTTGAATTATTAGTAAATACAGGAGATGCTATTAGATTTAGGTTTACAAATACTGCACCTAATAGAGATGACCCACCTATTAATTTAACTGAAGCACAAGTATCTTTTTTTTCTAATGCATTTGTTCCTGTACCTGTAAATTATAATGATGCATTAATTATTAATGATACAATCCCAAAAGGTATATTTCAAAGAGATTTCTTTTTAAGCATAGTTAAAATGTTTAACCTATATGTTTATGAAGATACTTGGGATGACAAAAAAATAATTATTAAGCCTTACATTAATTTCTATCCTGATTCTAGTGCAAATGCTTTAGATTGGTCTAATAAAATAGATAGGTCTAAACCTTTAAGCATTAAGCCTATGAGTGAATTAAATGCAAGGTATTTTGATTATAAGTTTACACAGGATAATGATTATTATAATGAGAGTTATAAGAAAAAATATAATGAAAGCTATGGTGATAGAATTTTTGATACTGAATATGATTTTAGTAAAGAAACAGATACTCTTGAAGTAATATTTGCACCAAGTGTATTATTTCAAAAAGATGGAACAGATAAGATTTACCCTGCTATATATAAAGTATCTGATAATAACACTAAAGAAAGTTCAATGGATAGCGTTATTAGAATTTTACAAGTTAAAAAGATAACAGGCAGAACAAGTTACAATATATTAAACGGAGTGTCAGTAGTTGATACTATTACTACTTATGGATATGGTGGTCATCTTAACGACCCTTTTACACCAACTAATGATATTAATTTTGGTGTACCATTTGAGACTAAATTTAATACTAGCGGATATCCAACTACAAATCTATTTAATGCATATCATAGTAATTATATAGCTGAAATTACAAGCAAAGATAGTAAGTTACTTACTTGCTCTGCTTTATTAAATACAAATGACATTAATAATTTGGACTTTAGCAAGTACATATGGATTGATGGAGTTCTATTTAGATTAAATAAAGTTGAAAATTTTAATCCAATGGAATACAATACGACCAAAATAAGTTTATTAAAAGTAATTGAAACAACATACTAATGGCAGAAGAAAAATTAAATTTGCAGATAACGATTGATACAGAAGCAGGTTCTAAAAATGTAGACAATCTAAATAATAAGACAAAAGAAAGTGTTAAGTCTGCCAAAGAAGGTCAGGGTGCATTTTCATCTTTAGGTAATACTATTAAATCATTAGGTGTAATTTCTGTAATTGCAGGTGCATTTAATTTCTTTAAAGAAACACTATCTAAAAATCAAAAGGTAGCTGATTCTGTTGCTGCAGTATTTAATACTATTGCAACAATAGCTAATAAGTTAATTGATATATTTATTGATGTTACCGATTCAGTAGGTAAAAATACTAATGGCTTTGATGCGCTAGGTAAAGTAATGACAGGATTGTTAACACTAGCAATTACTCCATTAAAATTAGCATTTGGTGGTATTAAATTATTTATACAACAAGCGCAATTAGCTTGGGAAGGTTCTTTTTTTGG